GAGGGCTGATCTTGAAAATTGATACCGCCAGACAGGTCAAAATCAGCTTTCGGCAGCATCGCCGTCCCCCCTTTCAAACACTCGCGACAGGATAATATACCGCGCTCCACGGCCCACGCGGAGCATTAAAACCTTGTCGCCCACAGCCAGCGCACGGTTAAGAATGATATACCCGTTTTCAACCGGCAGGGGCTTGCCGTCCTCATAGCAAATAATGTTTTCCAACCGTTGGTCGGAGGTAAATTCATCCTGTTCCAATCCATCGCCGGTTTGTATCTCACTGTCCAGCGCAGAGCCGGTAGAGCCGTCCGCTGTGGTGTGGCTGTGGCCCAGACCTGTCATTTTATGGCTGTGCCGGAATCCGGCGGTGATGTGTTCATGGGTCAGGATGGGGATCTTCTTTTCAATTACAGCGGCGGTTAAAATCAGCGCCATTTGCGGGATGGTCCGTACTTCTTCCTTGTCTTTGACTTCCAGCGGATCAATACTTGTCACCGTGCCGTAGGTAAAATCTGTCGGGTTGTAAGCGTCTATTGTTTGGGTTGTAATTTGCCGCAGAACGTCAATTAACTCCATCTACTTGACCTCCAAATCCTGCACATCGAAATCCATTGTGTGCAAGTCGTTTTCAAAGGTGTGCGACACCCGTTCCAGCAGGACTAATTGCCGCAGATTCACATCCCCCAGCCCCGGCACATCCATCATTAACATCTGCCCCGCCCGCAGGCCCAGCAGCCCTAACGCCTGCACCTTCAACGTGCGGAAACGACGGTTAAAATACCCCAGCATGGCTTTTGCTTGGGCCTCCACCTGCGCGTCGCCGAGATTTTCATTTACCTTTTGATACAGCTGCAACAGGCCGAATTTAGCGATATTTGAACTGTCAACAGCCTGGAACACGTCCGCCCGTCCGGTGGATTCGTTGGGCCGGACAAGCTTAATGGAATTGTACGTCTGCTGGTCAATGTCCGTCTGGTACTTGTAATTCAGCAGCAGGGAGCCGTCGCCAACTACCCCTTCCGACACCATACTCCCGGCTTCCCGCAACGCCAGCGCCCCGCCGTCGTCGAAAAAAGTGTAGAGCTTTCCGGTGGCAAGCAGCGTCTTTTGTACGGCGGTGGAAATGATGTCCAGACAGGACTTTTCCTGCATATCCAAGTACGGAATTGGATAGCCGGTATCGTTCAACGTGCCGGTTTTCAGCTGGAAATCCTCCGCGATTTCCTGAATGATTTCTCCAGCCGTCCGGCCCACAAATCGGTAGCTGGCGCTTGCTTTCAGGTACCGCAGCTGGTCGTAGCAGGTCACGTCGATCACGCCGTAGCGATCCCTGATTTTGGTAAACACCCAGCCCAGAAAAATGAGCTGGCCGTCCACGGAAAACCGTACAGGATCGCCCTCGATGAAGGAAATTCCCCCGGAGGCAATGATAGTAAATTTCAGCGTGCCGGGAGATCCCGTGCGGTTAGTGGTGTAGTTGACAGACTGTACCTGCGGCGCGGCGTCCCAGCACTTCCCGGTGCGTTTCTCCAAAATAATCAGCTCACAAGTCATGCGCTCACCGCCTGTAATTGGGACGCTTTGACCCAGCCTTTGGCCGCCCCGCCTTCGGTCGTAATGTGGTAGGGGTAGGGCCGCTGTGGATCGTTGGAAACAATCCGGGAGATCACGCCGCGAAAGCCGGAAAGCGTCCCGTGGGGTTCGCCGCCGCTGCTGTCATACCAGCAGTCACCGTTGACAACGACCTGCTGTCCCACGGTCAGCTGGCCTTTGGGGATGGAGCGGGTCGTTTCGGATGTAGCTTGGACAGGTCCGCCGGAGCCGGATTGACGGAGGGTGACGGTTTTGGGGGAGTAGTCCCGGTACTCGCTCAGGCCGATTTTGTAGTAAAAGTCTCCCGTTTCCGCACCCCGTTCCTCCGTCTCGAACTGTGTGACCAAAACCTCCATATTGGTATCGAAACAGGTTTCCCTGTTTTCCATATAGCGGTTCGCCACAAAGCGGATTGGCACCTTATCGTCCAGTGCGGCCTGCACAAAATCAATGTAGAATTTTGGCGGCTGGAACGCCCCGCCGGTAACCACGGCTGCCAGGTCGTTCCGCCCTGGCAGCAGGCCTGACCATGTAACCTTCTGGAGTTTTGGGGTTCGTGGGATCATGATCGGCCCAACGCCCAAAACGTTGTAATTGCCGTTATCGTTATCCCGGCTGATAGCGTAGCTGGCGGGGTTGACCGGCAGGCGGATGGTTGTACCATCCCGCGAGAGGTAAAGCCCATATAGAATTGCCATAGCTGCCCCTCCCGTTACGTGTAAGAAAGGTTCGTGTGGCTGGCGGCTTCTTCCAGCAAAATCATTTTGATGGACTCCGCAAGGGACATACGGTCGTACTCCGAATTACCGGTATTTGCGCCATATACGTTGATAGGCGTTTGAGTAGTCAGGTTGATGTTGTTAACGTACTCCCGCTGCGCCATATCCACCATCAATTTCAGATCTTCTTCGGATAGGGAAACACTGTCACGGATGGAGCCGGTATCGCTGCCGATTTTGTCCAGCTTGTCAGAAATGTTGGCGATTTCGCTGTAGGGGGTGAAATTCATGCCGCTGGCCGTTCCCCCGCCGGTACCCGGACCGCGCCCGGTTGCCGCCCCGCCGATCTGCGCGGGCGTTTTGCCCATGATGCTGTCGCCCCAAGCTGCGCCGGACCGGAACGCGCGGGCAGCCCAGCCACTGGAGAATGCATCGAACGTGTGGAATCCTCTGTTAAATTCAGTACCGAGATCATGGTATTCCTGCTTCTGGCCCTGGATATCCGCCGCTTTCTTTGCGTAATCCGCTGCCTTATTGGAAATGCCGGAATAGTCAAACTCAATAAACGGCAGACTATTTAGCGCTCCACAAATTTTTGAAACAACAGCAAGAACAGTAGCAAGCAGGCCGTAAAAATCGGATTGTACATCCACAATAGCGTTGTGAAAGTAAGCGCGGATATTGTGACCAAGCGCGGCGATAACATTTCCAATGCCAAGCGCAACATTGGCGACGCCCAACCCGAGGTTTACAAAAAATTGCAGCGCGATATTGATCTCACCGCACAGCGTGCCGAATACCGTTGTACTCTTTGCTCCAAACACATCAAAGTGCCGCATGAGGGCTGTTATAACGGTGATGATTGCGAAAATGCCGCCCACAATCCAAGTAACGGGACAGGCCAGCAAGGAAGCGTTAAAACCATTCTGCGCAAATTCGGCAAGCTTTGTAATTTTGGTACAAAGCCCCTGTGCTGTCCGGTAAGCCCCCAGCGCGGTCACGACGCCCCAAATTACCGGTTCTATCGCGCTCCAGTTATCCACAACAAAAGAACCGGCGTTGACCAAAAACTCCAGCACATTCGACGCCACGTTTGCCAGTGTTCCCATGCCGTCAATAAGTCCGTTAAAGACCTTTTGGGCCTTCTCGCTGTTGGCAATTTCGTTCAGCCGTTCCAGCACCGGCTCAAATTCTGTAATGGCGTGGTTCTTCATGGATGTCCACATCTGTGCCCACGTCATGGGCATACTTGCAAACTTTGCGTTGGTTTCGTCCGCCGCCGCGAACAGGGCATTTTTGACCACCTCGGCGGTAATTACTCCCTGTTCGGCATAGCTTTTGATACTACCCTCCGCCGCACCCATGTACCGCTCAATCGCGCGGGCTATACCCGGCGCCTGCTCCAAAATGGAGTTTAATTCCTCACCGCGTAACGCCCCGGCCCCCATTGCCTGAGTGAGCTGCAACATGGCGTTGGCCTGCTCCTGCGCGGACGCGCCGCCGAGAACAAATTGCTTGTTCACCTGTTCCATGAACGCAATCAGCTCATCGTTGCCCTTGAACGCCGCGCCCGCGTTTGCGCCCATTTTGGCGATAGCGGACGCCGTGTCGAAATAAGCGGCGCGGGAACGCTGGGCGGACGCCATGATTTTTTGCTCCAGGCCTTCCACGCTGCCGCCATCGTCCACAATCAGGTTCAGCCGTGCCCGTGTACTGGTGAGGGTGTCGGAGAGATTCAGGGCCTTTTGAGCGCCTTGCAGGCCGATGTATGTTGACACCAGCGGACGTAATTTCCCCAGCAGACTGTCCACCGCGCCGGCCCCTTCCCGGAATTTGCGGTTTAGGCGGTCCTGGGCATCCGCCGCGTTCTTCGCCTGCACACCCGCCAACTTTTCTTCCGCAATCGTTAGTTGGAGGGCTGCGGTTTTCTCACGCAAAGCGGCTGTTGCCACTTTAGACGCAGCGGCCTGGTTCAGGGTCGTCGCCATCAATTCCCGCTGGTGCGCTTCAGCAGCTTTGGAAGCTGCGGCTTCTGTCAGAGACGCCGCCGCAAGCTCCTTTTGCCGCATCGCCGCCGCTTTGGCCTCCGCCGCCTTGACGTTGTACGCCCCGGCTAACATTCGGGCCTCCGCCGTCGCCTGCCGGGCGGCTTTGGCTACATCCTTTGTGTAATGCCCCGCCTGCTCCGCCATCGTAATGTACTTTGCAAATGTAGCGGAAAACCGGTCGCCCAACACCAATTCTTCATTGATCGTTGCCATACGCTCACCTCTTCTCTGGCTGCGGCAAATCGTGGATATATTTCTGAATCATAACCAACAGCAGGACCTTTTCCCGCTGTGATAAATCTGCTGTCTGCTGAGGACGCCAACCGTATTTTACCAACATAAAATAGGCTAATTGCGTGTCGGCGTCCTCATCTATTAGTTTTTTGCCTCTTCCCCCAGGTCGCTGTTAAACCCGGAAAAAGCCATGATTTCGTCCAGCAAAAGGCTGTATTCCCCCGCCAGCAGCATCTTGCCGGGAACTTCCAACGGATTCATTGTGCCGTAGGCGTCGCACATCTCCGGGCTGTCAAATCTGGGTTCCACCGTGGCGGCAACTACCATCCGCTGCATATATTCCAGATTATCCAGCTTCTTTTCCACCTGCTGGAAACGGGTTTTCACTGGGTGTGTGGCGGCGTTTGCGACTTGTTCGTTTTCTTCCTGCGTCAGCGCCCGGATTTTGAACGGTACAGGATTGCCGTTTTCGTCCAAAAAGCGCTTGGAGATAATGATCTCCTTTTCCTTGATTTCCTCTGCGGGATGCAGAAAAGCATTTAAGTTGCCCATAGTTTTTAATCCTTTCTAAAATTAAATCCCCAACTCCGAAGCGCCCAGCTTCGTGGGCCTGTCGTTGAACCGGCTAAGTAATTCCAGCCTGTCAAAGACAAAGGAAAAGTCGAACGTTAACAGCTCCACCTCCGCATCCAATACGGTAATCGGGACCGTACCGGACAAATTGCACCCGCGACAAATAATGGTCTGCCGCCCAGCGCTGGAGGACGGATCGTAATCTGTAATTTGCAGATTAAATTGGGGCATAATACCCTCGTTGACATATTTAACCAGCATATCCAGAAAAATTGGCGTACCGTAGTAGATCGTACCGGTCCCGGAATGCTTAACGCTGCCGGGTTTATTCTGGATACGTTTCGTTCCAATGACTTTCATTTCCGTAGTGTTGATATCCGCCTGCACTTGAAGTTTTTTCGCGCCAAACAGCTCCTTAACGTGGCCGTCAATGGTAATAAATGCTTTGCCCGCCGCGCCGTGCATGGCGTCCGGCTGCAACAAATAATTGGTCATAATTTCCTCCTTACGCCACGGTGATGGTCATGTAGATTTTCTCTACCGCGTCCGCCGGTAACAGCGCCAGATTGATGACAATGCTGTCCGCGTCGTCGCCCATCCACACGTCGATATCCTCTCCGGAAGGCCGCTCCTGCAGCGCGTTATTCTGGTACATAGTCAGCAGGTAATCCAGGATTGCGCCCTGGAACAGCCCCCGCCCGACCTCGTTATTGGCGATTTTCCCCACATAATTCAGGGAGAACTCCCGGTAAATATCGTTCGCCAGCGTACAGCAAATCCGCATGGTGCGGTTTTTGCGGAACGCCTTTCCGACGCTCTCCGTGAAGGTGGTCAGGGTGTTGATATCCGTCTCCACCCGGACATTGCCGAACTCCTGCGACAGCACCAGATCCCCCGCTTGGATAGCGGCTTTGATCTGGCTCCCGGTGAGGCGTGGGGACACATCCACCGCGCCGGGATAGACGGCGTAGGTGAGGGATTGATAATATTTCGCGCCCGCCTCGGCACCCGCCAGCCACCACACAGTTTCCTTTGGGGAAAGCGTCGTCCCATCCTCCAGCACCACGCCGGACCCGCAATTGATAACATATTGACTGCCAACATTTTTTGCGCCCGACGTGACCAGCTGAGTGTAGCGGCCCTCCTGCGCAACCAGCCGTTTGACAAAGGCAATCATAGCATCTCGGACCGTAGCGTCCTCGCCATCGTAGGCCAGTACGTCAAAACGGTACGGCTCCAACGTTGTCAGGAACTGGGTGTAGGCCGCACTGCTTACCGTACCGTCTTTGCCGCCAGTGAGTTTTACACCCGCGCAAGCTGCCAGCGGTCCCGCCCCGGAAAATGTTACCCAACTATTCCCTGTCAAATCAGCCACAGTACCGACGTGCTGCACGTCCTTTTGCACGCCGTCCACCAGCGTCGTGACGTAGAATTTCCCAGTTTCATCTACGTCCTCCGACACCGTTACCGCGATATCGTTGCCCCGGACGCCGGGATACAGCGCGGTTGCGGTCAGACCACCGCTGCTGTCCGGCAGCACCGCCGACGCCACAGCGGCGTCGCTGGCTTCAGGGCGGTACAGCAGGACCTTTTCCGGTCCGCTGCTGACATCCGTACCTTTCACCATCTCCCGCAGGAACAGCGCCGGTTTCTCCGTCAGCGCGTACCCGATGTACGGTGTAGGGTCCATGCCCGCGTCAAGCTCCGTAATCTTCCCCACCGGCCCCCACGACAGGGCGCGGCAGATCGCCACGGTGCCCCGTGTCCCGGTCGTGAAGGATTTCTTTCCGCCGCCGGTGAAGTTGATGTAAATACCGGGCCGCTCCATGTTTTGCGCCGTCCAGTTTCCACCCGCCATTACTTACCACCTCCAAAAAATTTATTTAGAATTTCTTTCGCTTCGCGGAGGCTGTAGGCCGGTTCCGACAGCAGGGCGCGGGCGAAATCCTTTTGGTAGCCCGCCAGCTCTTGGCTGGCTAAAAGGTCCTCTGTAGGATAAATTTTATCCTTCTGCTTCATCGCTTTTCCTCCATGCGCAATTCTTGGATGCTCTCCATCAGCGCGGCGTCGTCCTGACGCGCAAGCCGCAGGCGCAGTCCAAATTTGTAATGTAAAATGTCAGCGGTTACGTTCCATTTCCGTCCAAATGTCCGCAATAAAACCGTTTCGCCGTCATTTCGATAGGGGAACGTCTCCAAAAGCTCGTCTAATGTTTCCGCCGCCGACAGCACCCGGCTTTCCGTGTCCGTCAGGTTGAAATTCTCCAGATAGACCAAATCCAGCTCCAGTTTCCGCAGCACCCGATCCCCGATATGGCTCTCCAGTTTGGCGCTTATCACCTGTAGGAACATGACGGGCGGGGTGGTGCCTTGCTGGTTGGGACCGCCGCAAAACATTACATCCGGCAGACTGGGCGCTAAATATTCCGCCAGCGACTTAGCCAGCGCCGTCATGGTGAACGTCATTTAAATATATCCCCCGGTATTTTTTTAAGCTCCTGCCTGCATATCTGGTGGTATAGTTCTGTGGCGGCTTCCTTCATGTAAAGCCCTGGTACGTAACTGGTTTTTGTACCAACCATCAGGCCGCCGCTCCCATCGGCGTTGCGGGACAAATGGCCGTCCTCGTCGATGTACAACCCCTTGACGAACCGCTTCCGCAGAACGTGGCCGTCATTGACGTAGCTGGCGTATTCCTCGTTGTTGTTCAGATGGGTGATATAGCGGTGGTCGCTGGTAATTTCCGGCTCGGTAATGCTGGCAGTTTCCCAACTTTCAGCCATATCACCCGTGACCATATTAGTACCTCGCTCTTTTCCATCGTTAGGCGCGGTCAGCCTTTGGGCCTCCTGCACTGCCCGGATCGTCGCGCCCTTCGCGATAGCGGCGAACCGTGGCCGCAGCGTTTTATACCGGGCGGAAAGCTCCGCAATCCGCTTGACAAGGGAATCGCCCAATTCAGCCATCTTTCACCGCCCCCTTCAAGTACTCCTTGCGCAGCAGCGTGATTCTCTGGTGGGCCAAGCCGGGAACGACGGCCCCGAACGGCTCATAGAAATGTACCGGCTCCCCGGCAAAGGCCCGGAACGGACGCTCCG